CAGATCACCGCGAGACTCGGCAGCGCCTTGCAGCTGGGCCTTGAAGTTCTGAGCAGACACTGCAGCGGCGTTGGCGTAGCCGGCTTGATTGCGCAGCTCGGCGTTGACATCGGCCTGCAGCTGAGCCTGCTGCTCCACCGAGCCAAACTCGGCCTGAGCATTTAGGGCGATCAGCCGTTGCTGGCTGAGGCTGTCGCGTTGAGCGGCCTGCTGCGCATTAAGTGCCTGTAGGCGCAAACCTGAGAGGCGCTGCTCCTCCGTGCCTTGCTGGCGGATGACGTTGAGCGCTTCCTGCGCCGCTTTGAGTTCTGCTTGTTTGAGCGGGTTGCCGCCGCTTGCTGCCTCTTTGGCACGCAGCACTTGCAGCTCGGCTTCTTTCTCCAAGCGCTGCTGAGCCAGAGCAGCCTTCTGCCGCTCCAGCTCCAAGCTGATCTGCTGGCCCTGCTGCTCTGACACCAAGGCACGAGCTTTGAGGTCAAACTCAGCCACGGTTTGATTGAACTTGGCTTGGCCGTATTGCAGCTCTAACGCTCGCCTTTGCGCATCGTTCGTGGCGAGCTTCTGCGCTTGGGACAGCTCTTGATCTAGAAGGGTCTTAATGGTTCCGCTGCGATCAATGGCTGAATCGTTGCGGGCTTTGTTGATTTGCTGAGCAATGTCAATCTCCTGCTTGCGAACATCCAAAACACGCTTACGGGCGTCTTCTTCTTTTTTCAGACCCTTGATCTTGGCGTCAATTTCAGCGCCGCTGGCAGCTGTTGCTGCTTCTGCGGACTTCTTCCCTTCTTTACCGACCGCCTTCACCTTGTCAATCGTTCCGTCGGAGGCTTTGCCTGCCTCATCAATCTGAGAGTTCAGCGCCACATAGGCAGCGGTGCCTGCGCCGACAGCAGCAGCAACAAGCGCTAAGCCCACTCCGCTCAAACTAATCAGTGTTGTCTTAGCAGCGGCTGCCGCAGCAATGCTGCGCGCCCAAGCAATGGTGGACACCACTAGACCCTTGATGGCACCAAGCAAGGCAGGCCCTGCCAACACCGCAGACGCTGCAGCAATGCCAGCAATGGCTGGCTCCAAGCTCAAGGCAGCAGCCGCCAAATCCAGCATCCCGCCAACCAACGGGCCAAACGCCTGGTCCCCTTTGACGATCAGATTGGAGACGCTGTTGTTAATGCGATTGAGGCCGCCGCTGATCGTCTTGCTGTTGATGTCCGTCGCTTTTGCAGCAGCGCCTTCGCTGGACTGCTGACGCTCTAGGTTTTGCGTGTACTTGACCAGCCCATCATTAACGAGCGGCTGAATCGCAGTCAGCGCTTCAAGGCTTCCAAACAGCTCGTTATTCAAAGCAGCGCTGCCCTTCGTCTTAACAGCGACATCCTGCAAGAACGCCCCAAGACCCTTCGCCTCTAGCGCTTGTGCGTTGAAGTCAATGCCAAGCTGCTGCGCCAGCCGTTGTGCTTCTTCTGTTGGCTTGAGAATGGAGCTTAGCGCTTGCCGCAGACCAGCGAAGGTGGATTCCACGGGCACACCTTGTGCCGTGGCGGTGCTGATTGCTGCGTTTAGCTCATCAATGCTGACGCCTGCCGCAGCAGCAATCGGTGCAACGCGACCGATCTGATCGGCGTACTGAGAAACAATGATCTTGCCATCGTTCTGAGTTTGAATGAATCCATCAACGATCTTGGCGGCGAAGTCCGCTGACAAGCCGTAAGCGTTTAGAACGGAGGTGGCAGCATCGCCAACGGTGTTGATGTCGGAGAAGCCACCCACAGCACCTTGAGCAGCGGCCTTGAGCACCTTGGCCGCATCGGCTGCATTGGTAAAGCCTGCCGAAGCCACGTCATAGGCGGCCTTGGTTAGCTCTACTTGGCTAATGTTGGCGTTCAGCTCCTTGCTGACGCGCTGTAGTTCAGTGCCGAGTTGCTGCGAGTTGACGCCTAGCGTGCGGACAGCTGCATTGGCAGCATCAATGTCTTTGAGCTGATTGAAGGCCACTGAAGCGGCACCTGCCGCACCAATGGCCAGACCCAGCTGACCGCCGAGGGCGCCCAGACCCCCGATCTCGGCCTGACCACCTTCTGCCTTCTTGCGTTCGTTAGTGGCATCACGGATCGCAGCTTGCAGTTCCTTGTATTTCTGGCTGCCGATCTCAACGAGCCTTATCTCCTGCTGCAGGCTCGTGATCCGCAGGTCAAGGCCTGCCAGTGTGCCTTTACTAGCACCACCGCCAAGGGCCTTCTCAATCGCCTGACCAGCGCGGCCCGCTAGGCCCCGAACTTGCTCGATGCCAGCGCGGAAGGCTGTGGTGTCCAGCAGGACATCAAACGTTGCCCGTCCGAGCGAATCCGCCACGCCTACGCCTTGCTGTGCCTAGAAGTTGCCCCTACTTCACCAACTTCTGCAGCGTGGTGAGTGCTGGCAGCCGGAACAATGCGGGCGTGATCCAATCCCTCGGCGGCATCTGATTGCCGGCCTTGGTGCGGTAACCCTGCAGCACGTAGACCGAGTAGTCCACGTTCCAGGTGTAGCGGTAGCTAAACGGTCCGCTCTTGGTCCGCACGATGCTTTGCCGCAACGCTCCGCTATCCACGATGTCGCGTGGGCTGCCGACGCTCTCACGGCCTTTGCCCTTGCGGTTGTAGCTGCCGCGTGTCGTCTTGTAGGTGCTCGGCCAGGTGAATTGCTTGGTGCTGATCTCTTTGGTGAACTGCGCCTCTAGCAACTGGCTGTAGCGCTCAAAGGCACGCTCAAGGCGATCCTCAATCAAGGTTGCGTTGATCTCGATCTTCACGGCTACTCCTGCCGCACGGCATCCAGCACCACCACATGGCCAACGTTGGCCTCCAACAGCGCACCGATGCCGCCGCGTCCGTAGGCGCTGCGAGCCGCCACCAGCGTGACGTTGTAGGTGCTGCCGTCATCGATCTCCAGCGTGCCGGTCATCCCTTCCAGCACGTCGTCATCCAGCAGCTGCGGATCGGTGACGTAGCCCTCAAAGCGTGACGTGCGAACATCCACGCCAGCAAAGTTCTGGCCGATGGTGGCGCCGATCTCTTTGACAAAAACCCGGTACGCCGCAGCCGTGGTGTTGGCTGTGACGTTCCCGGTGTAGGGATCCGTGACGGTGCCCGCTGCAGGGAGCTGAACGGTCAACTCCCCGTTGCTGTAGGCATCCAGCGGGCTAGCCATCAGCTACCTCAGGGGCTAGGGGCGGTTGCTTCGGTATAGGACAGGCTGCCATATCCCTGAAGCGTAAAACTCACGGTAGCGATACCACCGGCCTCAATCGACTCGGAGAAGTCGGTGATGATGCCGATGCCGGCGTGCTTCTCCACGGTGTTGACCGAGGCGCCAGGGTCGGGCGATTCCCGATACCACTTCACGTATTGCCCGGTGGGGGCATCGAGAGCGGCATCCTTCAGCAGCTTGTAACCAGCGTCCACGGTGTCCAAGTTCATGGACATCGGGATGCTGTAGCTCTGCGAGGTCGCCACAGCCTTAGAAAAGCCACCAGAAGTCGAATAGTCAGTGACTGTTTGAGTTTCGGTAGTGGATTCAATTCCAGCGTTGGTGAGATTCAAGATCTCAGTCAAGCCGGAGTTGCTGCTGGGATGGGCGGCATCAGCGGAGGCGGCATCCGCCATCCACAGGCGGTAACCGATGGCGGACATGAAAGCCAAGGTGTCGCTCCAAAAGCGGTCTGGCTCAAGTTGCCGATCAGGAGCGCAGCAGCTCAGCCTGCCCTGCTTGACGGCTGTAGAGATTGGAGAACCTGCCGTCGTAGCCGATGGCGAGCGAGAGCTGCTCGCGCCAGTAGGCCTGCTGCGTGGTGATGCCAGCGAGCTTGGCGGTGGGGTTGCCGGGCTGCCATTCGAGAACGTCGGCGCGGATCAGGCAGAGGTCTTCCGAGGCCTTGCTCTCGAAGGTGGCTTCAAGGGTGTTGAGCTTGCCGATGGCGGTCTGACTGGTGGTGATGGAGGCAGCGGAGGCCTCGTTCATCAACACGTCAAGGTGCTCCAGCGGGATGTCAGAGGCAGGGATGGCGAGGTGACGGCGGATGGCCTCGCGGTCAGTGGAAAGCCAAGGCATGGCGGCACCTTTTGCTTAGGTTGCCGTTGTTGCC